ATCCGGGGCAATCTTCTTCACGCCGTAGCTCGCTTCAATGTTGGAGACGTAATCCAAGTAGGCATAGCAGATATAGGGAGCTTCCAAGCTGATGTCATCCCAATTACCGGGAGCCGGGAAAAATTGAAAAGGATCAGTGACGAGAATATCCGGTTGGTTTGTAACGGGATTCCTGACAGGCTTTTCAATGGCCGGACCGTAAATCTCCATTTGCCGAGCACTGTCTCTGGTCTTTTTCTGCTGGTCAGACTCTTTCCACCACTTCTTGAGGCGCAGGCTCATGACCGTTTCGAGATCATCATGGGAGCCGTCCAGGTCCACTACTTCGCCGGTCGGGACGCGAGCCGTGATGTTGCTTACGGTGCGCTCGATATTCGCAAACATGAGGTTGACGGACAAAACGGAGGCTTTCTGCTGCGTGTAGCCCTTCTTCCCAGCGGTGATATTGCTGGAGGTCTTGCCCCGATACAGGGCGTAGTTGGCGAGCCATTCAGCAGGTTTATTGAGACGTTCTTTCTCCAAACGTGCGATATTAAAGAGTTCTAGGGCGAACTCCGCAACGTCGGCATGATTTTTAGGAGGGATTCTGTTCAGTGACCAGCGCGTATCTAACATAAAGAAAAAGCCCCGTGAATGAATGGTTAAATTCACTCAGCGGGGCTATCTGCGCGGCTGACTTACCGGTTATGCGTAAGAAGGGATAACCGGATGAAATGTGTTTAAATTAGTACAAATGTACTGCTCATATCATAATGCTGGCGGCATTCAACTTCCCCTACCTCAACGCTCCCATCATACTCAACTTCATACTCGACAATGAGGTCACCGTGTTCTTCGATCATCCCCTGCAATGCTTTTATTAGTTCGGATGCTTTCAATCCCGCCATTGATGACTCCATTCGATGAATATTACAAAATCACCTATCATAAATGACTGTAATTAACAAGTTATTTCTTAATCTTTCCGTTCTTTCAGCGCCGCTTCAAACAGGGCCACCAGCATTTTCAGGCCCCGGATCATGATCAGACAGATTCTTTTGCCGTCTTCAGACATTGTTACCTCCATGGCTTCTCATGTGGCTGTTCAACCCCAACTGGCTCTTGGCTTCCTTGCCGCATACTTCGCAAACGTATTTCTTGCCGCTCCCTCCACTTTGGCTGTTTTCCCCATGGCCATCTTCCGGGTACAACGCCCGGTAAACGTCCATGATCCTGTCAATCGGAACCCTGACCAACAGACAACCTGTATGCGCCAGTTGCCCCAAGCATTCAGGACAGGTCATCTCCGAGGCTTTGGTGGTCGATGAACATAGCCAATCAATCGAGTATTTGACGATTGGATAGACCATGTTGCCGGTGGGCGGTTTGGTGGGGTCGAACTTCGATGTTGTGGTGAAATAGGTGCGCCGGCACTGGGGGCAGGCGACTTGTAGGCCGCTTAAATCAGTCATTTAACACCTCCATTGAACTGCCCCATGAACATTCCCAACCGTTCCATGACGCGCTTGTGTTCTGGACTATCCACGGGTTCCTCTTGTTCAAGGTCGGGGATGGAAAAGACCTGCCCTTCCGGTACACCGCCAATGAACTTCTCGCCGGGGACCGCACGTTGCCCTTTGTACATCACATACGCCCCGAATAAACCGCCCAGGATCGCCACCACCGCACCGATGCTGATCAGGGCTATGGCCTGCAAAATGTCAATCATCGTTCTCCTCCTTAATTATACCGCTATCCCAGTAGTCACCTTTGGTCGCACCGTATGAATCCTTGTCGGAGCCTTTAAGTTGTACAGCGTGTAATGCCCTCAACGCTCCGGCCTCAATATGCTGGCGCAATCTCTTTTTGGTTCTTTCTCGCACGATTGACTCGATTTCCGCATCAATACTGCCAAACAATCTGTGCAATTCCTTGAGTTCAAAAATATCCGCATTATTCCCGGTGCTAAGAAGATCATTCAGTTTTTCAAGCGGCTCCAAGTGGGCGCTTAGTGCTTCTACGTTTCGCTGGATGGTTCCCATGTCCCTTTGTAAGTTGCCGATGGTCTTCCATGCCAAGCTTATCTCTGCCGATAGTATATCGGTTTCTATGCTCCTGGCGTTTTGCTCGCTTACGGGTGCCGCCTTCCTTGGCCCAAATAAGAACCGCAAAATGTTAAACATCTCTCTCCTCCAAAATGAATGCTGATTCTCTCGCCTGATCCATCCACGTTGTCCGGCTCAACAGGCTATGCACCAGCCCGCCGACAGCCATAACTGCGGGGTTATCCCGCAGAAACGTCTCTTGGACTTTGTTCTTCAGAATGTCGCAAGAACCAAAAAATAGCCGCTTGCGCCCCGTTACGATCACGGAACGCAACGACCGGACGTAATGATCAAAAGCATGTTGCACATAGAAATCATCCGGTGGAATGATCAGAATCGCCTGCCCAGCGTCATTGACCGTCAATCGTTCGTTGTAGAGGGCAATCGCCGTGATGAACCGCTCCGGATCTCCGAGCCAGCCTTGAAGCAATCCGGGATGAATGCCAAACCCGAACGCCTGTCGCAATTCAACCATCTTCTCAAGCAAGGTCGGGATGTCAAAGGACTCAAATTCTGCCAATAGCTTGAAACGACTGTTTTCGACCTTCTTCTCGCCCTTCACAACGGCGACCACTCCGAGGTAGCCCATCATGCCCATGTCTTTGTCTGTGACCTCTGTAGGCCAAGCGGCAGCGCCGTACAAATCCCAATAGCAATCGCCCGTCTCCGTATCCTGATACCAGAATGGACGCTCTACCAATGGTTGCCCAGTGACGATGGCGTGGTCCAGGTGGGCCATAGTCAGCTCCCAGGCGTATTCGTGGGTGATCTTGCGGATGCGCTGCTCAGGCATAGTCGCACCCATCGAAGAAGTTTGAGGCCTTGATGAACCCGCTTAGGGCATATCTGCAACTGTCGATAACGTGATCGTGTTTGCTGATAATGATCGGTAGTACCTCGTTTGTCAGCGGGTCGGTCTTGTATGAATAAAGCCGGAACTCCTCCGCGGTGTGTTTGCATCGCTCATGGATGATGATCCGACGAAATCCCTTCATCACCGCAAGCCCATCCTCAACGCTACCCCTCCACTTTGGGGCGCCACTGATATTGAAACCCTTGCGCCGCATGTGACTGATCGTCTCTGGCCGTGCGTTATCCGCACATATCGGCCAGGTATCGGCTCCGGGAACCGTACGGAACAAATCCGGCAAGTCGTCAAGCTCCACGCCAACGCCATAGGCCTCCTGGTCGATGTACAGGTTATCGTCCTTGATAAAACACCGCACCAACGCCGTGGGATCGACGGAGAAGCCCCAATCCGCCCCATAATATAGGCGAGTGCCCTCAGCCGGTTCGTCGAACTCTCCGACCTCGTAACGGCCTCTAAATATAACCGCGTCGCTAATGGTCCTGCACTCACCGCCCCAGACATGTTCATAAGCTTCTGGATCGACTTCCAGCATGTATCTGCGCTCTGTATCCAGTGTGGCTGGCAGGTGGGGGTTGTCTTCCCATCCCACTTTCTCCTTGATGCTGCCGGGAGGCGTGTTGATTACAAAACGCTGATATGTGGGGTCCGTGTCCTCTTCCGGGTTGAACGAGATCCATATTTCCGAACCCTCTTTACGGATGGTCGGAATGAGGATTTGCCAACTGTTATTGCTGATGGTCTGCGCTTCCTCTACCCAGCAATTATGCACTAATATGCCATTGGCAAAATAATTGTTATTTACTTCAACTTCGAGATTATAGACATAATCTCCGCCGTCACAGAGTCCAAGTCGCTCAATATCCGCTTGTTTAAGTATCTCAATACTGTCCACCCGGTGCTCTTTAAGAACGCCTCTTTCCTGAAATCCTCTTCCCTGCTTACAGAACCCGTATGTGTTCCACCATCCACCTCGATTGCCACCTTGTAATAAATGTTCGCAACATCCACCTTGTAACTGGTTGGTGCCTTGAACTCCAACTTCTTGCCCCCCGTTGGGATTACCAGTTCCATCCACCACCCACGGCCTAGTGCTTGAAATAATTTTTTCTGTGCATTCGTGTACCCCCGCCCATTTCCCCCAAGTTCCGTTGGGTGATGGCCCCTCGCGCTTAATGAGTCTTTCATTTTTTTTAGCGACGATTGATTGCTCATTGGGTTGGACGTTTTCATTCTTATCGAATTTATTTTCCTCACACAATCCCGGCAATATAGCCCCCCGTTTTTCCGGTACTTCGCCCGCCTTCCCTTTGTATCTATCGCTATACTTTCTCCACAACCACCAAAACAATTCACCGATATTGGTAATTCTAGCTTTTTCATAAACAATGTCACCCCTTTTGAGTTTTATTATTGGTACATACCCCGCGCCCTTAACGTAAACAGGGTGGTTACCTGTTGCTACTATACCAATTAACCCATCGTGTGTCAATGTTTTGTATAATGGTTGCTTACGTTTTATTTTTGTTGTTGCCAGTACCCTTTGCCATTCTATTTTGCCGGTGCTGTGGTTGTACGACTCAACCATATCTCCGACGCGAATCTCTTCTATTTGGACATCCCCTATGAGTGTTCCTGCTGCAAAACAAATGTCAATACCTTCCATCGACTTGATTTCGTTAATAGAACGACGCAAGCCCTTGAAAATGAACTGTGCGCCTGCCGTGCTGGTGATGGAGGTCTGTGTGATGTCGAATAGATCATCAAGCC